AAAGGTGTAGCGTACTGAGTCAGCTCATCTACTCCAATCCAAGTAAATGCCTGACCGTGATATCGCATCACATCTTCATCGCGTTCACAGTAGGTTAGCCACAGACGGGCACCTGAAGGAAATGTCCAGAGAGCTTTCTTTTCAGACCATACCGCATCCTTACCGTACCGAGCCTTCGTGAAATGTCGTTTATAAATATCTTGGGTGTTCCAGATAATTTCACGTAACTCATCGGTAGTTCTACGAAGAAGAAGCCCATTGAAGTTAGGGTTTTCCACATATCGTAGTGGATCGATAATCATGGCATAAGATTTACCCAAAGTATTTAATCAGTCACATAGTACCAATCAGGGTAGTTAGATGATCTAAGTCTGTGAACAACGAATTGTCTATACGAATTAATTTTACGTGAAGCCTCACGAACACCATCGTAAATAATCCCTTCGATTGATACTCGTTTTCTATTTTGAGACTCAATCATTTTCTGTTTAGAAACAGGATTATTCATAGGGTTGTTTTCAGTAGTCCACAGATTAGGATGTTTATCTAAGACTTGCTGTTTATGCATCGGATTATCATTGGATAAGATATTTTCTAATTTTCCGCCGAGACATACATTATAATATTTCTTAGATTTAACTTCGTTAATCGTAATTAATTCAGATTCTCGTTTTAAAGCTTCTTCCATAGAGTCAAAGAATTCAAATTCATATTTGAAATTTTCTCTGCCGTATTTTCTCACTGCATGACCAAATGGATAGATACTAGAAAGATGTTCTTTCATTCTACGTTTAAAATTATTAGTCACGCCTATATAAATACGACCATTAGGAGAAGTCGCTTTGTACAGAATATAATTCATCTACTACCTTTTCAGTACTTCGTTTTGTAACGGATAAAATACTTTGGACTATATCTTCATCCTATTTCTAGGAGTTCCGCGCTTCGGGCCTTAACCCTACGTCTTTCGACTAGTCTCTGAACCTTCAAGGACATTTGTCCGAGCTTGGCTGCTGATTGCCTTCATCAGGTTTCCAGCAATTCACGGAATTTATTTTGATCTCTTACGAGAAAAGGAGGCGGTAAAACTCAGATTTGAGTTCACCTCCGGCAGCTCCACCATATAGAACTTCCATTTCAGAAGCTGCTAGGAACTGTGTTTGTGGTCCCGGATTTGGAGAGAAGATCGGTTTATCTTCTTCGGGGATTTTTTCTTCTGGGATGATTACTGTGTCTTGGACAGAAGGAAGGACAGGAATAGAAGGAAGAGGAGCTTTTTCTAATTCAGCTGCTTCTAATTCTAAACGTTTGCGTTCGATCTTCTTTTCGAAGGCAGTAATTCTGCGCTTGGTGACAGCGATTTCTCGCTTCTTCTTTAACTCCGCCCGTTTCTCCCAAGACATATGCTTGGGCTTCTTTGGTGCATGAGACCTTTTTATGTAATTAGGCCGGACCTTTGCCCGAATATTTCTGAGACCTTGGTGCGACACACGATCATTCTCAGGTACTTGTGCATTGTAAAAATCTGCAGCTTCCCGTAGGGAGATACCATTATCTAATTGATCTAAAGCTTCCTCAAGGATTTTGAGGACTACCGGATTTGGTTGCCAGATAAATTTGTCTGACCTGTTATGATATCCGATAGGTTTAACTTTAGAGAATTTCGGGAGCCATTCGTCCTTCAGATTCGAGTTGTCGTTCAAGTTTTAATTTCTCTCTTTTAGTAGTCCAGTGATCTGGAGGTTTCGGAGGTTTGCAAGGTGGTAGTCCGTACGGGACTGACCAGAAAAAGACATCACTATTGTTTGGTTTCGTCATCCTGAACTTCTTTTGCAGGGAGGATGATTAATCCACCTTTTGGAACTTTGAGTTCTACTTCAGTGTTTTCTTTAGAAGTGATACCTACGCGATTCAGAATACTTTCTGCGGCTTTGATTTTAATTGAAGCACCAGCTTGGGATGGGTTCTTTAGAACATTTCTGATTCCATGCGAAGCAGCTGCAGCGTTGTAAGCTAGGTAGTCTTTACTCTTTTCGATGATAGCTTCACGAAGGCCGGGCATGATCTCGGACAGAGAAGAATTATCAGAATAACCTGCTAGACGCTTCGCGACGTGGAGATCACCTTCGGCTTCTTCGAAAAGGACATCCAGGAACTTTTGTTGCTTTTCAGTTAGGACTTTTTCTGTCATTACTTACCTTTTAGATTACTTGCGGCGATCCACTTACCCGGAGTCACTTGAGTTTTAGTTATTTTCTGAGGTGGGTATGTTTCCTGAAGAGTCTTATATCTTTTTGAAATTTCATCTCTGTAGAGATTAGTTATCGCATTCTCTTCATCAGTCCCCATGTCCTGTTCGTCTGCAATACGCTTTTTAGAACGAAGATTACCAGAAAAATAACCTTTTATAACCTGATCTGATTTTGCTTTCTCGCTGTCATAATACGATTTAGAGCCAGTATAAGAATCATCCATCTTATCTCTGTTCTTCTTGATAAGAGGGCCGAGACCTGCTTTTTCTGCTCTTAGGACATGCCTTTTACGTTGATCTTCTATCGAGTTACTTTTTGCCACTCTTTTTCTTACCTTGTTTATTCGAAGAAGATTTCTGACAAGATGCAATCTCTATGTCACCAGACTTATTACCCATTTCATTCCCTTTCTTTCTTAAAGATATTGAATACTTTGTGTATTTTTACGTAAGAGTTGACAGAGAAAACTCCCTGAAATTATGTACACCTCGTATAGCCATCCCTTATACCCCTCGTTGCCCCCGCCCCGGTCCCCTTCGCTTTCACTATAAGTATATAACTGATAGTTAAATGCAACCAGTTAGTATTTCTTGGAGTATTTCAAGGGGAGTTACTTTGCCTATCCTTAAGTTATTCTTTTCAGTGTAAACTCTATTCATTCAATTCTAACCTTAACCCAATGTGTTCTTTTCATCTGCTAGAAAGTATCGCGGGAATGAAGTAACTCTAAAGTCTGCTAGCGCAAGACGCGGGTTACTTTAGTTCTTTCTTATTTAACTAATAGGATAATTATACTGTTAACTAATAACCCTGTCAAGTATTCTTTTTAGACTTATATCAATCTATTCTGTTTCTATACTATCGCTATACTGTCTGTCTGAAATCTATACTTGGAAATACTTGGAAATACTTGCGCGTTACTTGCGAGTTACTTCTAACTCCAAAGTATTTTTCAAGTATTTCGTTTGTTTCGGAAGTGTAATGAATTTCTTTGGAATGAAATTCTATAGTCTGTTTCGCTCTAGGAAGCTCTAGGAAGCGCTTTGGAGTTCCTAGGCAATCTGACAGCCGGAATTTGTCAGACACCATTTCTAGGCCATTTCTGGCCGTTTTACCTTTTAGTTAATTAACACTAAAAGTTTTGTCTAGATTAAGCGCTGTCAAGCCCATTGTGTTCCGAAATCACACTTAAGCCACATTTCCGTTGTAGCCTTTAGGTCTGGTTTTTCCAGCGGTCGCTTTGGCCGGGTCTTTGAAAACTGAATAAGGAAATCGACTAAGCGTTTAGTCAATCCCTAGGGTTTGCGAGCGCAATGTTGCGAAAGCAACTAACTCTAGGAAAGGACTAAACATGGCCTATTACACGTTACTCACACTAGACAATGGCAAATGGAACATTCAATTCGGTTCCAAAGATTTGTCAGATGTAGAATTTGAGCGTGAAGAATATCTTTATGGTTCGCTCAAATATCGCCGAAAAGAACTCAAAATCCTCAAGACTAGCACGGCAAGACAGTCTGAAATCGACTTGGAACTAGCCAAGCTTAACGCAAAGTAACCCAAACAAATCCCTAGGGATTAATTAAGCGCTTAGTCAAAACTAGACGTTAGTTAGCTTGCTGTTAGCTTTCCAAGTACCATTGGGCACGCTATGCGCTCACGCGCAATCAAACGAAAGGAAAGCAGATGCAAAAGAGAATGTGCTATCTCGTGAATTACTATGCTTATGATCCTGCAAACGGCAATCGTTTCGGTTATGTCGCCTTCGATGTTTTTTCAACATTAGAAGCGGCTGACAAAGGCATTAGGAAATCATGGCCGGATAAAAGAAATCCGCTTAAGGTTGAAATCATCGGAAATTTTATTGAATATTGTGGTGGAGAATTTGACGAACTATTCGCCAAAGTTTGTATGGCAGAAATAAAGGACTAATCAAACCTAAAGCTAATGGCAAGCTTATTAACGTCTAGTGATGCAAAGCCCATAACCACGAAAGGAAAGTAAAATGGTTTATTGGGGAATAGTGGAACTGCAAAACGGGATATTCAATTCCGTAACAGCGCCATATAACTCGCAACTAGAAGCTTACGATCACCTAGATAAGATCAAAGCTTATAGGGCAAAAAATCCGGGTCCGATTAAATTCAAGTGGCTTGTAGTGAAAATCTACAGGCCTGATTATATCGGAGGAACGAATTATGCGGGATAACCTAAAAAACTATGCCCTAGTTCCAAGGCGTAGGGTTAACTTCTATTGCCTATTCGTAAAACATAAAGGGCAATGGAACATTGACTGCCAGTCATGGAACAAATCAGACATTGAACCGGATTATCGCGTTGCAAAGCGGATATTCCGTAGAGCAAAAATAGTCACGTTCGATGATGATAACCCGGAAATGATCCGGCTAGCCCTTAACTATCACAACGAATGCCTTTAAATCGACCATAAAAGCCCTAGGAATGCCTTTAGGCGTTAACCCGGTATCATACAGCCGGAAATGCTTAGAAGCGTTCCTAGGGCTTTTTTGTGCCTTTTAGGGACTATATCCCGTTTAGAGCTTCGCTCTTTAAGCCTATGTCCTTAAACCCTAGGCTTTTGAACCTTGTGCTAATTCCGCTGCTACTACTCGCAAGAGATCATGATACGAAAAAATAATGGCTTAATTGTGGCAGAACGTTCTTCTTTTGTTCCACTCAATATAACCCCGCGTGAAGTGATCACGGATTGTTACAGCTTGTAACATATCGTTACTTGATAGGGCTGCTAATTCCTGTATGGTGCAAGGTGAACTGCCCTCTTACTAGGGAAGGCCGCTTAGGTAGGGCCGGATGAAACGCCGCAAGGCTGATAATCTGGAGACCGCCTAGGACGCCAACAAATCCCTAAGCCGGTTTGACAGCTGGCAAGTAAGGCGAAAGGGTAGTGCGGTCAGGCCGCGAAACTCTTAACTCAAAGGGCACAATTCGCCCTTTGGAAACACTAAGAGTTTGTTCTTTGAAGCCCGAAAGGGCAATGAATAAGACGTGAAAATCGCTAGGTTTCTAGCATGTAGCCTTATGCTGTCTCTAAGAGGCTCTAGGCTGCATGGCACGAAACCTAGAAAGGATATCACAATGAACCGTCTCAATTCGCTTATGCTTGGCGCATCGCTTATCCCGATGATCGCTCACGCCGCAGTTGCGGAGGCTGGAAATGCCAAGGTTAACGCCAAGGCAGAAAAGCCGGCTGAAAAGCCTGACAACGTTCAAGCAAAGGCCGATGCGCATTGCCGTGAGGCAACGGAGGCTGCAATCAAAAGCAGCAAAAACCATGAAGCAACATTGAAGGACGCTTTGACGTCGGATATCATTTTCGGCCTTACCTATGGCCGCTATGAGCATCTGACTGAACTGTTCAACAATGTTTCTTTGGGCGACCAAGAAGCAATTCGCTTCTTTATGGTCAACGTCGCAAGGACGCATGGTTACAAGCCGGATGAAACCAAACCGAAGCTTGTTAAGCTGCCTTTTGTCTATAAGAAGGACAAGAAGCAATTTGAAAGCGCGAAAGGTTCATCTGACGATGAACGCAAGATGATTGCCGCAAGTAAGGCAAGCATCATTGAGGCTGGCGCAAAGGGCATTTCTGTTCTATCAATGGGACGTTCCAACGTTTCCAATGATAATGCCGGAACGGAAATTGATCCTTATGCGGATTTGGTCAAGGCGATTGAACGCGCTGCAAGTCGCGGCGCAAAACAGTCTATTCTTGAACAAATTGCCAAGCCTCTTGACGCAATGGGTTACCATGCCGCGATTGCTGACAAGGTCGAAAAGGCCAAGGGCAGCGAAAGCAAGGTCGCCAAGCTCGAAAGGCAGCTTGCGGCCGAAAAGGCAAAGCTTGCCAAGAATAAGGAAACGGAAAAGACAACGCACTAGCGTTATTCACGTCTTAGTAAAGAACCCCTAGGGAGAAATTCCTAGGGGTTTTTGTGCTGTTCAAATTTCAATTGTGTTCTAATTGTGTTTATAAGCGACTGCTAGGGTTAAGCCTAGGGCAATTCCCCCATGTCCTTTGCTTGCACCCGTGACCCTAGCAGTCTCTTATGGACATGACTACACCTAGTCCATAACTCCCCAAACATGTTAACCTAATAGGGTTATGCCCTATGATGTCTGGTTATGCCAGACAGAAAGGATCGGTTATGCCGAAGCTTACGCTATCTGAAAGACAAGCCCGTAAGGCTGCCAAATGGGGCGATAAGGATAAACCTACAAGGTTAACCCTATCTGCTCTAAAAGAAAATCCTAACGCATGGTGGTCAAAGTATGATGCTAAGCCCATCAGGAAACAACGTAACCCTAAGCCTAGTGTATCCGAAAGGACATATAGCGGCCCATTAGAAAAGCTTGTTACCTATGCTGGTAGAAGCATACATGGGCAAGGGGTTTCATACAGTATAAAGCCCGGTCAATCCGAGTTAGACATAGGTAAAGAGGCTATCATAAAGTCTCTTAAGAAAATCCAACGTAGGATTGCAAAGGCGAAAGAGGTAAAGGATGAAGCAAGGTTAATCAAGCTTAC